CCACTAAGAAAAGCGGAAAACTCAAAATCTTTTTCGGTTATGCCGCAGGTGTCGGAAAGACCTATGCCATGCTTCAGGCGGCTCATCAGGCTAAGGAGCGTGGCATCGATGTGGTTGCTGGATACATAGAACCCCATGCCCGACCCCAGACGATGGCACTTCTGGACGGCTTGGAGCAGCTTCCTGTAAAACAAGTTGCTTACGAAGGAATGACCCTTCGTGAATTTGATATTGATGCTGCGCTCAAGCGAAATCCCCAGCTCATACTGGTGGATGAGTTGGCCCATACCAACGCCGAAAGCAGTCGGCACACGAAGCGGTATCAGGATGTTCAGGAACTGCTAAATACTGGAATTGATGTCTATACGACTGTAAATGTCCAACATATTGAGAGTCTCAACGATACAGTAGCCTCTATCACCGGAATTCTTGTGCGGGAGCGCATTCCGGATTCCACCTTTGATCAAGCAGATCAGGTAGAACTGGTGGATATTGAGCCTGCGGAGTTGCTGGAACGACTGGCAAGTGGAAATGTGTACCGGGAAGATCAGGCGCAGCGGGCAACAGTTAATTTCTTCACGCTGGAAAATCTCACCGCATTGCGGGAAATCGCCCTCCGTCGGTGCGCTGACCGGGTGAACTTGCTGACGGAAAGCGCCAGAGTACAGAGCCGAGGCGATTACCATACAGACGAGCGCATTCTGGCATGTCTTTCCTCGTCGCCATCCAACGCAAAAATCATTCGGACTGCTGCAAGGATGGCAAGAGCCTTTCGGGGAACATTTACCGCTCTTTATGTGGAAACGTCAAATACAGCGGCGATGAGTGACGATGATAAAAAGCGTTTGCAGGATAATAAGCGTCTGGCCCAGCAACTTGGCGCTGCGATTGAGACAAGTTATGGCGATGACGTGCCTTATCAGATTGCGGAATTTGCCCGTCTTTCCGGCATCTCAAAAATCGTAATTGGACGAAGTACCATTGCACGAAAGAATATTTTCAGCAAGCCCACCTTGACGGAACGCCTGATTTCCAGCGTACCTAATCTGGATATTCATGTGATACCGGATGCCAGCACAGGAACCAGCTATCAGGAAAAAAAGAGTAAGGCGCAGGTAGATGCGATGCCCCTGCGTGATGTTCTGAAGAGTATAGCTGTATTGCTGGTAGCTACACTAATTGGCTGTGGCTTTGACGCTCTTGGGTTCACGGAGAGTAATATTATCGCAGTTTACATATTAGGCGTACTTGTGACCGCTGTAATCACAACCAACCGACTGTGCGGAATTCTGACCTCGGTTGTCAGTGTGCTGGTTTTCAATTTCTTTTTTACCACTCCGAGACTGACATTCCATTTTGACGATCCGAACTATATTATTACCTTTACCATTATGTTTATAGTAACACTGCTTTCCGGATCTCTCGCTACCCGGCTGAAAGAAAATGCGAAACAATCTGCCCATACAGCTTACCGTACAAAAATTCTTTTTGAAACCAGCCAGCTTCTGCAAAAAGAGCAGGATGAGAATGCGGTAATCACCGCTACGACAAGGGCGATAATAGCTTCCATAATGGGAGTAAGATCAATCATTTATAAAACCTCGCTTTCGTCTGTATCCGTTTCCGGTTCGATTTGCTCTTTTTTCTTGATCCTTGCGACGATCACTTCCGAAACACGTTTCAGCATCAGCGCGCCGCACTCGATCACAACGGCGGAAAAGTAATATTGAATAAGCGTCGTTTGCTCCATTCCCGTAATGAGAAAAGAAACATACTGCGCCACAATGAAGATTGCCGTTGTAACGCCGATTGCGACGATCGTTTTTGTTGCGAAGCGTTCATTCGCAAGGA